ATTTGAGTTTGGAGTTTCAACAGCTAAAGCTTTAACTACAACACCAGCTTGTGCTATTAATAACATATCATTAACTCTAATACCGTGAACTCTACTAGCTGTAGCACCCACCGCAGTATCTCCATCGATATCTTTAAGTATTGTAATTGTACCATTCACATCTCCAGCTGGTTGAACTGTACCTGTGTATGATAAGTGTAATCTTGATTGCTCAGACCAAACTACTTGGTCAGAAGTCATAGATTCTTCAGCTCCTACTTGTGAAAGAAATCCTGAAATAGTTCTCGGTCCGAAAACTTCAGCTTCTTGCTCCATAAGATCTGGTAAATATTGTTGTGCCCAGTCATTGCTACCAGACGTAAAATCTAGGTAGTTTGTAGATAATGTTTGCTGTCTTGCAGCAGGTACACTATTTAACAATGGGCCATTTGTAATTGCCATAATTAATTTTTTTTAAATTGTTATTTTTTGTTTTTAATTTTAAATTTGAAATCAGCAGAGTTATCACCTAAAGCTCTTACAGTTATACCACCAGCACTAACAGCGCCGTGTGATTGTCTAGGACTCATATCTATGTTTTTAGCATTTTCAACACTATCTTTCATAGCATCAGCCTGACCTTGTTCGTAAAAGTGTTTAGCAATAGCATCAGCATTCATTGCTGTGTAAAGTGATTTATGGTAACCTTGAGCATCTGACATTTCATTATTTTCATTCAAGAACTTCTTGACAAAATTATTAATATCTGCTTGGGTATCCTTAACCGCTCCAGCATTGTTTACGTTGTATCTAAATTTCTTATCCCCGACCTCATATTCAAAACCTTTGAATTTGTCGCTAAAAACCTGCTCGGTTTTATTTAAGAAAGTAGATTTTTGTTTATCTGCTACCTCTTTGTTACTTGCTTCTTCCTTGTTGTACCTATTAAAAAAATCAATTGCTTTTTGTTGGTCGTCAGTTAATTTAGACCCAGCTTTAATTTCTTCATAGTATTTGGATTTACTCTCTTCCAATTGAGATTTAGCGTTTGCAACTTGCTCTTTTAACGCTAGTTTTTTTCTACGTATTTCTTTTTCGTCGTCTACATCTTCGTCGAATGAGAATTGATCTTCCAAAAGGAAGTTAATTTCTTCTGTGTTTAAATGAGGTTTTGTTTGCTTATAGTGCTCGTACAGTATATCTTGATTATCCATCTCACTGTAATCTTTATTAAGCTTAACATAGTCATTTAAATCACCACCAGTCTCATTCATAAAGTTAACTAACTTTTGAATGTTCTCTGGTAAAGGCTCGCCAGTCTCCATAGACTCTTTTATAGCTTCAGTAGCTACTTCTTCAACTTGTTCTGCAATTTCGTTGGTAATCTCTTCTACTACTGGTGTGTCTTGTTTTTCCACTTCTTGCACCTCAGCTTCAGGCGTAACCTGTTCAACTGGTTTTTCTTCTAGTGGATTGTTTAAATCAACCTTTGTAACTGTTTGTTCAACAGTTTCGCTTGGTTTTTTCATTTTTGCCTTAACCTTTGTAACGTTACCTTTTGTCTCGTTACCATCTGGTTGTTTTTCTGTTTTTGCTTTTACTTTAATTTTGCCAGTTTCGCTATCAGCGATTGGCTCTTGTTTTTCTGCCATAATATAATATAATAATAGTTAATAATTTCTACTTAGGACCAAAAGAACCCAAACCAAATTCCCCACTCATTATATCATTACCTGAGGATTCAAACTTTTTAGGTGGTTTCTTGTTTAATCTTTGATCAATAAGCTCACTTTGTTGTGATGCTTGCATTTTTGTTCTATCGTCTTTACGATCTTCTTTCATTGTGTCTTTCATATCAACCTCCTCCATGTTCATTTTTTGGAGTTTCATGTTAATATCAAATTCCATTTGCATAAGCTCTTTTTTAATCTCAGCTTCTTCTTGCATTTGTTGAGATTTCATTTGCCCTTTCACTTGCTCTAACTCAATGTTTAGTTGATGGGCTGCTTGAGCTTTTTGAGTTTCTGCTTCTGCGGCCGCCTTTGAAGCTTCTGCTTGAGACCTACCTTGAGCCTCTGTCATTTCAAGTTCTTGCTTTTGCTTTAACTCTGCTTTTTTCTTTCTAGTAATTTTAAGCATTTGATTGGCTAGCTTAATATTTCTAATGTTTCTTAAATCAATAGCATCTTCTAAATCTATTGATCCTTGCTGTATAGATGTTTGTATGTTATTTTCTAGCATTTGTTTTTCTTCATCATCCGGTGCTAATTCTAAGAATATACCAAAATCATATAAGTGTAACTCTGCCATCTCTTTTAACGTAGCAACATTGTGAACACCTATAGATTGTATGAAAGCATCTTTTGTTGGAGAATATTCTAGTATATCAGATATTCTTAAAGATAATGATTCAGCAACTTCTGCTGTTAAAAACATACCACTTTGTAAGATATGTCTTGTCGCAACATTTGAGTTTGCTGCAGCCATTTTTTGTATACCAACCAATGATTTAGCGTCTGGCGTAGAAGCGTCTCTAGCTTCGTTTAAACCAGTCGTATCTCTAATCATTTGTAAATAGTAGTTGTAAGTACTAATTAACCCTGCCATTTTATTAGCCGCAGCGCTACTGTTAGATATTTCTTGTATAGGTGTTTTACCCATATTCTGATCACCATCTTGAGTTAGCGATCTACCAATAACAGAACCTGTTTGGAAGTACATATTTAACGCTTCCTGTGGATTATAGTTAGTACCATTACCTAAATCTATTTCAGCTAAACCATCAGCATCTAAATACACACCATCTGGAACCATTCTAGATAATACCTGTTGAAGTTTTAGATGAGTAAGCTGTATCATGTCAGCAAAACCAGTTATCCTGCTTACAAGTGATTCTATTCGCCCCTCGTACATTCTAGGCGCGCAAATAGCATAGTTCATTTTAACCTTAGTGTAATCACTTTTAGGGCGCATCATGTTTCTTGCCATTTCCCATTTAAGTAGTTTATCAGTTCCAAGTATAACAGCTCCGTCGTACAAACACTCAACAGCTCTTTGTAACTTAGAAAACTTAAAATCTACATCTACAGGTGGATTAAACTTATCATCTTTTTTTATTATTTTAGCAGAGCCACTAGCCATTTCTTTAACCTTATAAACCTCATTCATATAAGTTTTGTAGTTAAAGTATAGTACTTGTATCTTATTGTTATCGTTATCGCGATTTCTACGACCTCTATCTGAGTAACCACTATTTTTACTGCATATCTCTTCTAAATCCTCGTGTTCTAAAAACGGAAACTCTTTAACTAATTCGTTAATTGGAATTTCTTTAACTTCTCCAACATAGTATACATCTTCAAAATAAGGTGAATCGGTGTGTGAATAAACTAAATTAGCTGGATCAACATAATCTATAACAACACCTTCAGAAGTGTTAAAAGATGTTTTAACAGCTCCAATACCTAGAACTGTTAAATCTTGATAAAACCTTCTTTTTATTAAGTCATAATTATTACCTTTAAACAAAACACTTAAAGCAGCTTCTTCAGCTAATTCAACCGCTTGCTTGTAATTCAGCTGCATGTGTAATGCTAGCTCTTCTTCTGAATCAGGAAGTTTTTCTGCTGGAGTTGTTGACAAGTCAATATTTAATGATTCTTTAGTCTGAGCGTCAAAATCCTTAAGTTTCATATCCCTAAGTAAATTTTCCATATAATCAGTACGCTTGCTAACACCCGCTTGGTCTTGCGAGTATGCTTTTACATCATATAGTTTTTCTGCGATTCCGTTAACGACTATGTCAACAAACTTAGGGATTATTGGAACTGGTTTCCAATCTAAGTTTAGATACGATAAATCACCATTAATAGATAATTCATCTTTATATTTTTGGATGGACTGCTCACCTCTAGCGTATAATCTTAGATTATGAAAGTTATTTAATCCTTTGTTATACCTACTACCATTGGAGCTGTTATCAAACCACTCTTGTTCAATAGCACGAGCAACCTTTAAACCATATTCATAACTAATTTTCTCAGCATCACCAACAACTTGGCTAGGAAAGAAATTATTTGTAGTTCGTCTATTCATCTTATTTTTTAATTATTTGAGACATACCTCCAGTATTTGAATATTTTGAAATATGTATACTTAACGGTTGTTTTTCTATCTTAGCATTTGGCGCGTATAAATGTCTGTTGTTAGCCATAATAGCTAAACCAGAACTTATCGACGCATCATGCTTTGTTCTTTTGTTTATATCAAACTTTGCCCAATCGTTTAACAGTTCATTGAAATATAAATCACCAAACGTTCCATCTTGTTTCATACCAACGTGATCCTGAATATACATTTCAATTGCTGCGGCGTGTGCTTGTTTAATATCTTCTGAAGAGTTAGGTATGCCACCTACTTCTTTTTCAGCTACAGATAATTTGTTCCATATCTTATCTGGTCTATTCATACTAAATCCTCTGTATCCTCTACGTCTCAGGTAGTACAAGAGACGAGGTTTATTGTTTTCTGCGAGTATAGGCATCCCGTAAAATACTAAAGCCATTAGAAC